AGCTTCTAATATAATTCTTTCATTTGACTTGATTCCTTCTTGAAAGTCTAACTCTTTAAAGTTAATTTCTGTCAAGTTTTCTACTTCAAGTCCGCCATCTAAAAATAGAGGTCTTCTACCTCCTGATTTAGGGTTATATCTTGCAACCCAGGCTTGTAACATTCTTTCTTTAATCTTTTCAGAAAGAGTGTTTGGTGACTTTAGTACTAATCCTGGAACTGCTCCATTCTTAAAAAAGTTATCTTGGAAATCTCTCATGCTTCCTAGTAACTGCATAGTTCTGAAAGCTGGTTTTAATCTTGGTGTCCCTCTGTATATTGAGTTGAAACTATTTTCTTTTATATGTATAATTTCATCAGGACTGTAATCTATTGAGTTGTCATATGAGTATCTCTCTACGTAGGTTTTATCATCTGTGTAAATTCTTACTTTATCTGCAGGAAGATGATATAAATGTGCTCCATCAAAATAAATAAAGATGTTTCCATCTATAAGTAAATCAATTATAAGATTTCTTTTAAAAGCACTTACATCTTGAAAAGGGTTTGGCTCTTTGTTAATAAGTAAATCTACTTTTGACCTACGAATATTTTTTAAAACATTTGTAGTACCTACTATCTTTTCTCCAATAGCAAAAGGTATTTCTGAAACATCATCAACAATCATATTTACTGCTCTATTAACAATTTCTAGTTGTTCATAAGCATTTCTATAATTGGTTACGACTTCACGAGAATCAATAGTCATACCCTCATTTCGGGATATTACATACTGAGCAGGATTAAGCTTTTCCTCATCTACTATGGGAGCTCTACCTAATAATCTATCATACCATGCCATATTTGTCTCTCTGCTTCTCGACCCATCTTTTTTGTTTCTCTGCGTGTATCAACTTGGGTCGTTTTCCATAAACTGAATGTAACTTCATATGGTGACTATGGCAGAGTGTGACTGTATCCTTGTAAAGTTCTGTATAGTGTTCATCAATAAAGGCTTCTCGAATCTCTAGTATTTCTTGTTCGTTTTTAATAATTAATTTTTTCTTTTTTATCCAAGTTTCTAGTAGTTCTGTAAGCCCGTGATAGTGATGAAAATCTAACTGTTCGGTACTTCCACAGATATAACAATCGCTTGATTTTTTATATTGTGATTTCGCTTTATCTCGTACGTATTTAACTAAATCTCTTTTGAAATTCATATTTCTACTCTTAATTAGAATTATACCAAAAACATACAGCAAATGTCAAGAACTGTTTTTTGCAGGTGTTACTAGAACGTTGTGGCTGTAGTTTCAAATGTATATAACGCATATCGCATAGCATCAGCCATATGGGATGCCATGTTATGCTTGGGTTTCTCTTTTAATAAATTAGGGTTGGGGTCCCATTGATATTGGTCTAGGGATGATATGGCTTCTTTGCAAGTTTGGTTTACTATAAGGTCGTCATTATCTACAATGCCTGCTACATGACCTATGCCATCTAATACTGATTTTTTGGCGTTTATAGTACTAATATCATAGTTTTGTGCAAAGTCGTATCTTGTTTGTTGAGCCGCAGAGTCAATATAAATAAAATCAATATCCCATTTTTGAATTAATTTTTGGATGTGTATTGCGTGCTGTTCTGTAGTCTTTTCAGAGTCCATATACTCGTCTAGAAGAAAGTATTTTCTTTCATCCCAGTCGTATGCAATTACACAAAAAGCTGTAGGGTCTTTGTAACCTACGTCAAGTCCAGCAAAAACATCCATATTTTTAACATCCATTTGAGATAAGTCTGCTTGACATGCTTCGTGATTAAATGCCCATACCTGACCTTCATAAACATTAAAGTCTGCCATATACTCTTGGGCAAACTCATTTGCTGACATTGTCTTTTTAGCTTCTATAATATCTGATTCTGCTACACGAGGATTCTCATGATAAGTTGCTTTTACGGAGCACCACTCTGGAAACTCTTCGCTGTACCCTCTGTAGTAAAACTCTGCAAAGTAATTATTTCTACCCCTTGGAGTAGATATAAAGATTGCCTTTGAGTTTTCTTTGTCTAGTGTGGGCCTGAGCGCAACATTGAAAGCATCCCTCCCGTCTGTGAGAGCGGCCTCGTCGAATATGATGAGATCGTATGACCTACCCACAACCGAATCAACTTGGTTAATGGAACCCATACGAATCGTAGAATTATTTGAAAGTTCAATAACTTTATCTTTTGCATTGTCTCTAAGTACCTCTAAATCAAAATGTTTAATAAGATTTCTTTGCAAATCAAATGAGATTTGCGATAATGAATAGTTAGGTGACATTAATAGCACGTGACTGTTTGGTACTAAACAAACTAGTTGTCCTATTATATTTGAAATGTAAGTTTTGCCTTGACGACGAGATATAGCCGCACAAACGAATCTATATTTGGGATTGTTAACAGCATTTATGATTGCTTTTTGGGATGAGTTAGGTTCTATACCTAACAGTTCGAGATACTCCATTATGGGTAGTTTAATGAAACGACTATCAGGAGTTAAATCCATGAGATAGTCGCTTAGTATGTCTGTGCGGCTAATTTCTATCAATGTATTGTCTCGTCAGGGAATATATTATCTTCTGAATCTATTAATAAATCCAGCTCTTGTAGTTTGGTATAAAGGTAACAGTAGGTAGCTGATACAGTTTTCATTTTCTTTTCTGTTACTGATAAGTCTCTTGACTCTTCTAATTTTAATAAATCTTGTAGCATTTTTCCTGCATGAACTACGCCTTCCTCAAGCCATAGTCTTGTTCCATTTGCAGTTGACATTATCTTCTCCTTTTTAGTCCCAATGTTCTTTTTTGTGATTTAGGTGGTCTTTTCTTTGAACCTCCTGGTCCAGCCCAGAACACCTTGTTTGCCCAGTATGCAGCTGAAGATTTTCCCTTTCTTATGTTTTTGGCATGTCTTGCCTTAAAACTTCTTCTAGCCTCTGGACTATAGTTATGCCCCATACCTTGGGCTCCAAACCTAATAATCTTTACTTTACCACCTACTCTTACAGCAACTACTGCTTTTTTAGTTTTGTGGCTGGGAGTCTTCTTAGGTTTGTTAAGTCCGCTAAGTCCTGCTCTCTTGAGCCTTGCTTTTTCTGCGTCTGTTAGTGCCATTTTTAATCCCTATTAGTAAAGATTTCTTTACTACTTTGTCGAGTCTCCCCGACTTCATAATTTTATTGATTTGTTTTAAAATACTATCTTCTTCTCCTTCTCGTTAATAAAGTAGAAGGTGTTTTCTTTCCAAATCTTGCTTTCTTAGGGTTGATTGTTTTACCAAATCTTGGCCCTACTGCTTTTGGTGCTGCACCATAAAATCCACCTGGTGTGGACATTGGTGACTTAGTATTTACATAAGTTCCAGCTGCTGCATTTAAATCACGAGTTAAACCTCTTTTCAATACATGCTTTCTTAGCTTGGAAGTTGAGTGGACACTTGGTCCGCTTAAAAATCCGCCTTGTCTTGCCATTTTTAATTCCTATCTACTCTTAGCGAGTACTTTGGCTTATTAGCCTGTTAATGAGAACCTCATTATTTGGGGTTCTCGGTAAATTTAATAACTTTTTTAGTTGGCAGCCATACTCTAGTTCTAGTTGAACTGCCGCTTTTAATCTTTGTGATAAATCTAATACTTTTTCAATCTCTTGAGTTAGATTATTCATATTTTACTTCTTCTTTCGACGTCTCCGTTTAGTAAAAGTACGTACGTTAGTGGGTCTTCCACCAACGCCTTGAGGTACTGCCCTCTTACGGCGAACTGCCGACCTTTTCTGAGCTTTGCTCATTGTTCTTGCACGTGCTAATGGCACACACTTTGGGTATCCTTTTCGTGAGGTTTTTGCTTTTCCTCTTCCACAAGGTTGATACTTACCTTTTTTCTTGGGTCTAGATATATCTACCCACTTTTCTTTGAACCACTTTGATAATCCGCCTTTAGGTTTAGCCATCTTGATGGTGATCCATATCGCCATCACTTATGTAATTAGCTGCTTGTACCACTTCATATTCAGATACTGCTATTTTATTTGTAAACCAAGTAGGTAAGTTAGCTTCTGGATTATCTAAATGATCGATAATCATTTGTGCATGAGATTGTATTGTCTTGCACATTCTTACTACTGAAGCAGCATCGGTATGCCCGTCCTTTTCTACTACTACGAATTTTCCATTTTTTAAAAGTTTAGCTTCCATTTTTTACTTTCTGTTCAGCTGCTATCAATTTGTCTTTGATATCTACTGACCCGTCCCAGTTCTTATCTTTTCCTGTGACTATATTTAATAATTGTGTTAGTTTAGTTTTAAACCAAGTTGTCATTTTTTCCTTTTCCTTGCAACGCCCATTCGGTATTTACCGCCACGCTGCTTATATGTTTTTACTAACCATCCGTTTGCGTATGCACTCGGATAGACCTTAAATTTTCTTTTTGCTGCTGCCTTTACCCTTGCATATAGTGCTGGGTTTGTAGGTACAGGTCTTTTCTTAGCTGCCTTTCTTTTTCTTGCCATGTCTTAGTTCCATCAGTCTTGCCCTGTCTTGCTGTATAATTATACGCTTCGGGGCTTGGTTGTTGCCACCTTTTGAAAAAGATGGGTGTGACCATAAGTATTCACAAGTATTTTGGACTTCATTTCTATGTTCTGTAATAGCGTCCATGTCGTCAAGAGTATAGTCATCACCCATTAGATAGATAATCACCTCCCATGATTGTTGATTCCAGTTAGTCTCATTTTCTAGTAATAAGTCTTCACTGTAATCCACAAAATTTGTAGTACCTGCTATGAATGATTCATATGACCAGGGACATACTTTATTTAATTTTCTAAAATAAAATAACCAAATTATGTAATCTGGGAGAGGTTTAGCCTCTTGAACGCTTCTTCTTTCCACCCTTTTTCTTCTTTTTCTTTTTACCCATACCTTTTTGCTTTGCTAAGATAGCTCTTTGTAAAGCTTTTGGTAGTTTCTTTTGTTTAGCAGTTAGTGCCATGTATTGCTCCTATGTCCAACGCGGGGGTTTGTCTGGACACTCCGCCCATCTTATTTTTGTTTTGAGGGGCATAAAACAACTACAAAGTTCACAAACTTTCCACTTCTTTAAATGTGGGCATTGTTTGCAAATTTTGTATCTTTCTTCAGGTGATTTTTTCTTCACCTTAAATTTTTAGGTAATTTTTGTCTCTTATTCCTTTGAAGATTTGTTTTTCTTGCAAGTAGTTTTTTTACTCTTGCTGACAGTGGGGAAGCTTCTGGTTCTGCTCCTTTACCTTCTTGTACTGTTCCTGATTCTACTTGCTTAACTGCGTCTTTTAACGCTTCTTCGATTGAGTTTGACATCTAGTCTCCTTTGTATGCCTTTTCTGCCATTTCTTTTGAAGGGAACTTCAATAGTTGCCCATCTTTACGAAAACACCAGTGTTGACGTTTTTGAAATATAGGTAGCTCTACACTTTTTTCTACCTTCTTTTCTGTTTTTAATTCTTTAGTTGTGTAATCTTTTTCCATGTTTTTCTCCTAACTATGCATTGCAAACATAGTCCATATTATACCTGCTCCAGCAACTATTAAAGTACCAGACACACTGATTAGTATTGTTTCTATTCGGCTTACTGATTGTTCGATATCGTCAAACTTATTAAAACAAGTTTTCCACCGTTCTGCGCATACAGCTTCATGCTTGGCAAGCTCTGCGGCCACTTCATTAGCATCCATAATAATTCCCTTAAACTTTTGAACATTTTTTGTTCTTTCATAATTATAGCAAAATGACAACTAAAAGTCAAGTACTATTTTC